GATTACTGCTATTGCTGGAGAGTCTTCTACTGGAAAGACTTTCTTTTCTCTCGCTGTGGTTAAGAATTTTCTTGATTCTAACCCCGATGGTTATTGTCTCTACTTTGATACTGAGGCCGCTATCAATAAATCCTTACTTGAGTCTAGGGGCATTGACCTCAGCAGGTTAGTTGTCGTCAACGTAGTTACGATTGAAGACTTCCGTGGTAAGGCTCTGAAGGCGGTAGATCTGTATCTTAAGAAACCATTAGAGGAACGCAAACCCTGTATGTTTGTGTTAGACTCCTTAGGTATGCTTTCCACTGAGAAGGAAATCACCGACGCACTCAACGACAAACAAGTTCGTGACATGACCAAATCTCAGTTGGTCAAAGGTGCATTCCGTATGATCACCCTCAAGTTGGGTCAAGCTAACATTCCCATGATTGTTACTAACCACACTTACGATGTTATTGGCTCTTACGTTCCTACTAAAGAGATGGGTGGTGGTTCTGGTCTTAAGTATGCTGCCTCTACGATCATTCATCTCTCAAAGAAAAAAGAAAAGGATGGAACAGAAATTGTTGGAAACCTTATCAAGGCAAAGACTGCTAAGTCGCGTTTAAGCAAGGAGAACAAAGATGTGGAAGTACGTCTGTATTACGATGAGCGTGGTCTTGATCGTTATTATGGTCTTCTTGAACTCGGTGAGATTGGCGGTCTCTGGAAAAACGTCGCAGGACGTTACGAGATGGATGGCAAAAAAGTCTATGCTAAAGCTATACTCAAAGACCCCGAAATATATTTCACTCCAGAAGTAATGGAGAAACTAGATGAAATTGCAAAGGAAGAGTTTCGTTATGGGTGATTTCATCAAGGTTTATGAAGATGTCCTTGATGAAAAACTGTGCGAAACTTTAATTCATATGTTTGATTTGAGTGGATACAAGGAGATTGTTAAAAACGGCGGTACTCCCAATTTCACTCAATTAAATATTAATCAAAAACATCCAGAGAGTATTAAACAACTTTCACTGAATACCAAGAAAGTTCTGGATCTTTACAAAAAACAGTTCTCAGATTACACTAGATGGTATCCCCAGAGACTCTTTTTGGAAGAGTTTCGTATCAAGAAATATCATTCCAGAAGTCATGATCGTTTTGACATCCACGTTGATGTAGATAATCATGCATCTGCAAGAAGGTATCTAGCTTTCTTGTATTATCTGAATGATGATTTCACTGGTGGAGAGACTGAGTTTCCTCATCACAATAAAAAGATTGTCCCTAAGAGAGGGTCAGTTATGGTGTTTCCTCCAACTTGGCAGTATCCTCATGCAGGATTACGAGTCAATAAAGGAATAAAGTATATTATGTCCACTTATTGTCACTATTACTAATGGAAAGGGTTGAAACTACTATTCTTAGGAGTCTCGCATTTAATGAAGAATATTCCCGAAAGGTTATGCCTTTCATCAGAACTGAATATTTCACTGACTATACTGAGAAGGTAGTTTTTGAGGAGATTGGTAAGTTTATTTTTAACTACAATAAACTTCCTAACCAAGAGATCCTTCGTGTTGAAGTTGATAATCGTACTGATCTAAATGAGAATACTTATAAAGAAGTAACTGAGTACGTAAGTAAACTAGATGACTCTGCTTTGGATACTCAGTGGTTGATTGATACTACTGAGAAGTGGTGTCGTGACAAAGCTATCTACCTTGCATTGATGGAGTCCATCTCCATTGTAGATGGTAATGATCAGAAGAAAACCAAGGATGCGATTCCTTCCATTCTTTCAGATGCACTTGCAGTCAGTTTCGACTCTAACGTAGGACATGACTACCTCCAAGATTATGAAGGTCGTTATGATTTTTATCATCAAACAGAAGAAAAGATTCCTTTTGATCTGGAATTCTTCAACAAGATTACAAAGGGTGGACTCTGCAATAAATCTCTCAATATTGCTCTTGCTGGAACGGGTGTCGGCAAGTCTCTATTCATGTGTCACATGGCTAGTTCCGTTCTGTTGCAAGGTAAAAATGTTTTGTACATTACGATGGAGATGGCTGAAGAAAGAATTGCGGAACGTATTGACGCAAACCTTTTAAATGTCAACATCCAAGAGATCGCAAATCTTCCACGTAAGATGTTTGAAACCAAAATTACTAATCTCTCTAAGAAGACTCAGGGATCTCTTATAATTAAAGAGTACCCTACAGCGAGTGCTCACAGTGGACACTTTAAGTCACTTCTTAATGAACTTGCACTTAAGAAGTCATTTAAACCTGATATTATTTTCATTGATTACCTTAATATATGTGCTTCCTCACGATATCGCGGTAATCTTTCTGTCAATTCATATTCGTATATTAAAGCTATTGCAGAGGAGCTTCGAGGGTTGGCTGTTGAGGCAAACGTCCCTATCGTATCTGCCACGCAGACCACTCGCTCTGGTTATGGCAGCAGTGATGTTGACCTTACTGACACTAGTGAATCCTTTGGCCTCCCTGCTACTGCTGATCTTATGTTTGCCCTTATTAGTACCGAGGAACTAGAACAACTTGGACAGATTATGGTGAAACAACTTAAGAATCGTTATAATGATTTGTCGGTCAATAAGAGATTTGTTCTTGGTATTGATCGTGCAAAGATGCGACTGTATGATTGTGAACAGTCTGCACAAGGAGATATACTTGACTCGGGACAGGAAGAGGAGTATACTTATGAAGAAAAGAAAACTGGTCCCAAAAAATCGTTCGAAGGATTTAAATTCTGATGTCTAAAACTATGTCTAAAACCGTTGATTTCCAGAAGTACTCTGAGTTTGTAAATGCAGTTACTTCTGATGCATCTACCGATTTCCTTGCCCTTAGTGATCGTCTTGTTACACTTGACGAGAAAGGTGCAAATATTGAACGTCTCCTAACCGCAGGTGTTGGTATCAATGCAGAGGGTGGTGAGTTTCTTGAGATTATCAAGAAGATGATCTTCCAAGGTAAACCTTTTAATGCAGACAACAAAGAACACATGATCATTGAACTCGGTGATCTGATGTGGTACGTTGCTCAAGCATGTATGGCACTTGAAGTTTCCCTTGATGACGTAGTTGCACGTAATGTGAAGAAACTGGAGAAGCGTTATCCTGGTGGTTCTTTTGATGTTTACTATTCCGAAAATCGTGCGGAGGGAGATCTGTGAATAAAATTTATCTCTTTTCTAAAGATTCTTGTGGCCCGTGTAGACTTGTAGAAAAATATCTTGAAGCTCTTTCTGATGATAGGACTAAGTTAATTGAAAAAGTGGACCTTGAAGATGTTAGTGATTTTCCTATCCCTCAAGAAAATTTGGACCTTGCAAAACAATATGGAGTAACTGCTACTCCAGTTTTGGTTATCACTTCAACAGATGGAACTTTGTTAGAATCTTATACTGGTGGAGTAGACATTACAAAAAACATTTCAAAAGTTTTTGAACAATATACCGCATAATAATCAAACCCTTGTCATAAATATTTGACAGGGGTTTTTTCTTTTCACATGGCAAAATTAAATGAAGGGGATGTGATGGAGGGCGTATTTGCCATCTGTCTCGCAGAATTATTTGCTCACAACGATATCAACAAGTCTAGAGTAAACGGGTGGAGAAGACAAATAGACCCAGGTATATTCAGAAATGGTAGGGCAGAGGTAACAGTAAGAGAATTTAAAGATGGTAGACCAAAGGATAATATCAAGGTCACTCTTATTCTTAGACTAAAATATGAATCAACAAATATGGCTTTTGGAGATAACTTTGCTCCTTTATATGAAAGTAGTAAAGATATAGGTAATATCAGTAGAAAGATTGATAATTTAATAACTTTTACCAAAACTCATTACAGATCTTTGATTAAACAAACTAAAGATAGTTATTTAAGAAATAAACAATCTGATAATGTTGAAATTATTATCAATGCAGATGGTATTGCTGGAGAGTCTTCTGGTGGATCTATAAAAGGTGATTTGGAAGTTGATGTTAATATGAATGGTGCTATTGTAATGGACAGAAGACTTAGTTTTTCATTGAAGTCTGGTAGTAAAACTCTTGCCAATTTAAGTCCTTTCAATGGTATGATGGATATCTTGGGGAGATTTGGAGTGTCTTTGGAAAAGGAAGTAGAATATAGAACTATTTTGGGTGAACAGTTGGCAACTGCAAGAACTCCAGCTGAAAAAAGATTAAAGGTTAATACTATTAATAACCTATACAATGACACTTTATCTGGTTTATCTGATAAATCATCCTCTGCATCATTTAAAGGTGCTGCTTTTCAACTTTTTAGAGATGTCACTTTTGGTTCAGATCTAGCAAACGTAGTTGATATTGATAAAACTAAAATCAAAGAGATCACTGTAGAACATATAAATGAATTGGAACAGAACACAACATTAATACGTGTTGATGAGTCTGGTAGAGGTTCTAATAAAACGTTAAAGTTTGTATTACAACCTTTAAATAAGGAATTATTCCAACTAAGATTTAAAAAAAGAACTGCTGGTTCTGGAGAAAACTTTCAAATTAAGGAATTGAAATTCTATGTAGAAGCGGGTAAAGCCGCATATGCACCGCAACTTAAATGATAAATAAACATAGGTAAAGGAATACTAACTATTATTAGAATGAAAAAGTTTACGGATTTCTTAACTGAAGCTAGAGAAACATCTGCGTCTACCGAAGCGAAAAGACTCGGTTTGACGGGAGATGGTCATGGCGGTTGGTATGACAAAAATGGTGAATTTGTAGCAAAGACTGTTAATGGAGAATTAAAGTTTTTTGGTAAGAATGATGTTCCTGGAGGAAAAGATTCTCCTTCATTGGAAACTCCAACAGGAAAAGCACAAGCAGCTGCTGAGGTTCCACAAGTAAACACTCAAGCTAATAAACAACAAACACAAACAAAACAAGAACTTCCACCAGAAGAACAACCGGCCGAAGAAGAGGTTCCTGTGGAGAGACCAGTTCCAGAAGCACCTGGAGTTGTTGTAGTATTCGGTAGATTTAATCCACCAACAATTGGTCACCAAAAACTTCTAGATCGTGCAGCAAAAGAAGCCGATAAGAGAGGTTATGAACTTAGAGTTTATCCTTCACGTTCACAAGACAAGAAGAAAAATCCTCTGACTCCTGATATGAAGATATCATATATGCGTCAGATGTTTCCAGACTATGCAGATAATATTATTGATGACAAGGGTTCAAAGACTATCTTCAATGTTATGACTGGGGCTTATGGTGAGGGTCATGATAATCTAATAATTATGGTTGGTGCAGACAGACTTGGGGAGTTTCAAGGTCTTGCACACAAATATAATGGAGAACTTTATGATTTCAAGGAGTTGGAAGTAGTCTCTGCCGGAGATAGAGATCCAGATTCTGATGATGTAACTGGAATGTCAGCATCAAAACTGAGACTTGCAGCTGCAGAAGGTGACTTTATTAAGTTCGCTAAGGGTGTTCCAGATACACTCGGTAACATGGAGAAACTCGAACTCTTCAATGTTCTTCGTAGATCTATGGAAATTAGTGAAGAAACTGAAATTTGGGAAGTAGCACCTAAACTCGATGAAGAAGGAATGCGTGATGCATACCTAGTCGATGGTGTTTATAAAGTTGGTGACATTGTTGAAAATGTCAACACTGGATTTGTTGGAGAGGTAATTAGAAGAGGTACAAATTATGTAATCTCTGTCACAGAAGATAATATAATGTTTAAGTCTTGGTTGAGAGATCTTGTAGAAAATCATCCGCATGAAGTAGGTACTGATGAATATAGAGAATATGTTCAGAAATTAACTCCCGGAGAAAAAGTAAGAAGTTTTACAGGAGTTGGAGTTCCTTCAATTTATGATAGATTTAAACGGGGTATTAAAAAGAATAAATAAAACTAGCAGTGTTTTAATAGTTAAATGGCTAGTTGGGAAGAATTTTCGTACCGTATTTTAGAATCTAAAAAATTAGACCCTGTTGGTAAGGAAGACGGGGACGTGAACAATGATGGAAAAAAAGACGAATCCGACAACTATTTGATGAAGAAGAGAGCTGCTGTGGGTGCAGCTATAGAATCAGATAAAAAGAAAAAATCAATGCGTCCTGGAAGTCCTATTGCTCAGGCATTAAAGGCTGATAAAATCCTTATGGATCTTCATAAAGAAGGTTTGGATCCAGTAGGTAAAGAAGACGAAGATATTGATAACGACGGAGATTCGGATAAAACCGATTCATATCTTCTAAATCGCAGAAAAGTAAGATCTAAGATTATTGCTCCTAAAGAGAGACTTAAGACTGATAGAGATATGTTTAATATCCCTAAGTCTGAACAGGAGTCTGCGAAAGAAAGACTCCTTGCCAAAGCAAAGGCAAAGAGAATGAAGGAAGAAGTTGAAGTTATTGATGAAGACTCACGTCGTATGAGCAATAAGCAACGTACTCAACGTGTAAGAGACAACATTAAGACATTTAAGAATAGTAAAATAGAATACACTCCTCCTAATAACTGGGATCCCGATGCTAATCGTGGTCAAGGAGAAGTTCTTACTCGTAAGCAGATTGAGAAGAAGCGTCGTAAGTCACTTCGCCAAGAAGAAGTTGAAGTTGTTGATGAGTCTGGATATTTTCCAACTCCAGAATCACAAAGAAAAGATTATGAAAAACATAAACCCAACTTGAGTACAGGTGAACTTCCTGGTAGACACAAACCCGTGAAGCGTAAACCTGATGGTTCTTTACAGAAAAACTCTTTTGAACCAGAAGGTGAACAACTTGATGAAAGATCCGTTCGTATGTCTCGCATGGTAGACAGATATCTTGGTAGAGACAAGAGAAAGGCTAAAGAACGTAAGGATAACGTTCAATCAATTAGAAAAGGTAGAGAAGAA